ACAACTACCATTATTTTATTACAAGAAATAAAAAATAACAAATTACAGTTAAAGAAATAATATTAAAAGAATCAAAACTATATCTATAATATGGAACATATTATAGATCCACCACCTAAATATAAGTCTAAAGAAAACTATAAAAATAGACAGTTTTTATCTAATTTCAATCAACGATTCGTAATTAATAAATCTATAGAAAAGTTGAAACCTATTTGTTTTTATTTTTATAAGGATTCTTTAAAAAATAAAGTTAGATTAGGATTAGATGAAGACGATGATATAGTTATTTATAAAGATAATGATTCGTATTCATCTAATATAATTTCATTATATAAACTAAAATCTATTTATGTATGTGAAACTGAAAATACATTGTATATAGTATCTAATAAAATTGTATTAGATGATTGAAAAATATTAGTTCTAAATAGTGCGAATGTATTTATTCCAGCTAATACATTATTATCTAATCATTATATTTCAATAAAAACTGTAGCGGTTCCAGTCAATCACGAACTTAGAAAAAAAACGGTGGAATAAATGCGAATGCTCATATTTAAAATGATCCAAATAAAGAAATGAATAAATGAATAAATAAAATCTAAAATAATTATAATGATATTTATAATTACACTAATAGTAATAATATTAATTTTATATTTGTATAAAAAATTATCAACAGAATCTTTTCAAGATTCTATATTAGAAACAGCTACATCTGAAGATACTACAACTAAAACTGAGTTCTTTGGAACCTATATGAAGCGTGCATTATTATATATATTTTTATTCATACTACTTACAGTCAATTTAATAGCATTATCAGTTTCGCTTCAATGTAATAAGGAAAGTAATATTTTTTATAAAATAGCATCTGGATTATTTGCATTTATGTTTGGTATACTTTATTTAATATTTAATTATTATATGTATAGAGTCAAGGTAAACAATAAGCCATGTGTTATTTGTAAAGATAATGTATTTGGACTATCAACCTCTGAATAATTAACACATTAAAATAGAATAAAATATTTTATATTAATATATGGATAATCAAACAGTAATAATAATTGTATCCGTTATTTCATTTATTATAATTGTTATATTTGGTGTTAAAATATTTTTAGAATACAGACGATTCAAAAAATTATCTGATAATACTATTTTCCCTCCATGGCCTGCTCAGTGCCCCGATTACTGGATTTCGCAAAATGATAATGAATGTAAAAATGTAAATAAAATAGGCATTTGTAGAACAGACGATGATGATAATGTTATGGATTTTGGTACTCATACTTTTAAAGGTGGGAAAGGTGATTTTTATAAATGTAATTGGGCTAAAAAATGTAATTCTCCTTGGGAAGGGATAGACTCAATCTGTTAAATCTAATCCTAACCATAAAAGGCATAGACTAAATCTGTTAAATCTAAACCTAATAAATTAATAGTGTTGATATTTACAGCGTTATAAATTTGCGCGATGAAGCTAAAGGTAAACTAATTTTTTATTTTTTTTGTAAGCAATGTAATAGTGTTTTACAACATTAATTTTAAATCTTCAAAGTGTCTAAAATAATTATTCTATAAATATAGAATCTTTTAATTTAATAATTTAAAGTTTTTATTATTATATTAATAATGAATTGGTCAGAAAAATATAGGCCACAAACCTTAGATGATTTATATTTGAATAGTGATACTAAAATGAAGTTAAAAGAGTGGATTAATGATTTTAAGATTAAGAAAAAAGATTTTACTAATTGTTTAATATTACATGGTCCACCTGGTATTGGTAAAACAAGTATTGCTAATTTATTATTAGAGACTAATGATTTTGATGTTATAGAATTTAATTCAAGTGATATTCGAAATCAGAAAACATTAAAATCAAAAATAGAAGAAATTAATGGAAATGTTAATATTCTTGATTTTATGTGTCATAAAAAGAAATCAATTGGAATAATTATAGATGAACTTGATGGAATAAATTCTACTGAAAAAGGAGCTATTAAAGAATTAACAAGTATAATTAACAATACAAAAGAGTTTAGTTCACCCTTTATATGTACTACTAATAGTATAAATAAACGCATAGATACATTAAAAAAGAAATCTCTTTATATAAAAATAAATAAACCAGCTAGAAATACAATAAAACAATTTATAACTAAAATTTGTATTAATGAACATTTGGATTTATCGGATGATATAAAACTACATATATCTAAAACATCACAGCTAGATTTTAGGCGTGTTATCGTTCTTATGGAATATTTATTCAATTATAATATAAATAATCTTAGTGAAGACGAAATAATAAACACAATTGAAAATTATGATAAAAAATCATTAGATTATACATGCTATGAAGCTACAGATAAAATATTAAATAATTACTATAAAGATTTTTCTGATATTATTAAGTATGATAAAGCTAATATAGGTTATTTATTATATGAAAATTTTCAAAGTTTTATTATAAACAACCGTAAATGTAGTGATGAACAAAAACTGAAAATAATTTCCCAAATATACACGAATTTTTGTGAAAGTGATATATTAGATAAAGATATATATATCAATCAACACTTTTATTTAAGTAATTATAATGATTTTATAAAAATTAATATTCCTTCTTATCTAATAAATTCATTAGATAAAACAAGTTATAATAAATTCAACAAACTAAACTATTCTACTATGATAAACAAAATATCATTTGAATATTTGAATCTCAAACTAATTAATAGTATTAATGAACTTGGTATTTCAGATAATCATATTTATACAGCCGATTATATTTATAGCAATATTAAATCATTAAATAAAGGTCTAATACCTATATTAAAAACTCATGAATTAGATAAGACATTTATTGAAAAAGTATGTAAACTTAGCTCTTTATATAACAAAGATAAAGAGAAAGAAACTAAAAAACAAATCATTAAATATTATAAATTAATATAATATGTTATTTTTATATTTAATTGTATCTTTAGGATGGAGTTTGCCAATTTTTTTTACAAAAGAACTTACTAAATTTTTGGATAAAACTGATATTATTATTATACTCAATTTATTAATATCAGGATTAGTATTATTGTATTTAGCATATTCGTATTGTTTTAATAGTAAATATATAACTAATCTTAAAAAAAATATAACAAAAATGCCCAAGAAATTAAAATATTTTATAGTATTTTTAGTATTAAATTCGTTTATTATTAAATTTAGTTATTTACAACTCTTAAAATATAATGATGCAACTATTATTTTACCACGCATTAGAGCTTTAAGCACTATATTTGTGCTTTTAATTGGAACCTTCGTGTTTAAAGAGCATATTACATTTATACGTGTTATAGGTATTATATTGACCTTGTTTGGGGTTTACCTTATTAATTAACCTAAAATTTATTAACTTATAACTTTAATTTATTTTTTAGATTCATAAAAAAATTAGATAATGATTTATTATTGTTTTTAGCTTTTAAAGATTTATTAGCTTTATTAGCCTTTAAAGATTTATTAGCTTTATTAGAATTAAGCGGTCCAAATGTGTTTGAGCCTTTTTTTTGTTGTAATCCACCTTTAAGAAGCGGATTCTTATTTGGATCTTTAGAATGTTTTAATGATTTCTTTTTACTTACAATACGCCCTAATTTATTTTTATGCAAATTATCTTTAGTTAAACGCCCACTTGTCATTTTAGCGTTTCCATGCCATACTTCGGCTCTTGAACCTATAGTTTTAGTCATACTATTAATATTAATAAAGATTTTTATTAAAACCTTTTTTCTAAAAAGGTTTTAATAAAAAGGTTTTTTAAAAAGTTTTATAGTATTTTGTTAAAACTTTTTCAAAAGTTTTATAGTATTTTGTTAAAACTTTTTCAAAAGTTTTATAGTATTTTGTTAAAACTTTTTCAAAAGTTTAAAATTGATTTAAAAATAAAATTATTATTAATAGTACACATCATGGCTTCATTAGTTACAAACCAAACACACATCAAAGAACTTTGTTCTAAAATTAAAGATAGTATTATTTGTGTTCCACATGCGAATACAGATGACATTATTATAGATATTTTGAAAGGCTATAATACTGATGTAGCTCATCCGACAATTGATGGTCATATAATTTTTAAGCATAATGGTTCCTTTTATAAATTTGTTAAACCCGATGATGATTATTTCACTAATCTTATTAGTGCCACAGATTCTGCACTGTTTGCACAAGAAAATATAAAGGCTTTTAGAGAATATTCAAATATTAAAAATGTACTTGGATTTTCGGCTGAAGAAATTGATAGTTTGAATATAGAAATTCTTGATAAACCAATTATGCTATCAGATGATTGTGTATTCTTTATGATGACATATAAAAATGGAAAGCAATATTTAGATTTTGTGGCATGGTCTAGAACAGGTGAAAGTTGTAATTATAGTAACAGAGGTAATTTCAACTTGACACATTCGGGCGATTGTCATCATGGTTCATATTTTACACAAAGTATCAAAATTAGTAATAAAAAAGAGCCGTGTAATTTTATAGTCGGTGGTATTGGTTATCAAAGCACACCACTTATGTCGGCTGATTACACATATCAAAAGCCTTCGTCATGTTGTTATTCACCTAGCACAAACACTATTTATGTGATGCCATTTCAACAAACAGAAGCTATTCTTGGACCACAAAATACTACTCTTGCGTCAGTAATAGTGCAAAGTGACGGTCGCGGTCAAATTAAAGTGACACCTTATACGTGTGTTCCTGAAAATGATAACAGTGGTAATGCACGAAAATATAATACGTCTAGTAAAATAACATGTAATCTTCCTAAAAGATGCTTTGAATATGCCGATCAAACGATAGTTGAAGAAGAATATGATATGGTTGAAGCGCCAATTGAAACAATTGGAACTACTACATCAAATGGTGTAGATGTACCAGATAAAAGTGTGTTTCAATTTATTACACCTAGTTCTGAAATAGTGGATATAGAAAATAGTATTGTTATGGACTATCTTGGTAATATTATATGTACGGGTGCAGCTGCAAGTAATGCTGCAAGTAATGTTTCAAATAAATTTAATCCAGCGTTGTTTAGTACAGATCAGTATCCAAAAGCTGTTTCTAATGGTTCTATTAAACCAGCAACTAAAACAGTTAACAACTTGGTAAAGAAGATTGATAAAAGTAAGCTGTGT